ATAGGCTGCTCCGCACGCGCGAACTTTATACTGATGAGATTATTGTAGTTATTGTGCATTGTAAATCTCGAATGTGTTTACTTGTTCATCGTATATCGTGTAGTCGAACTCGGTTGCCGGATGCAGATACATGTAGCCAGTCTCGCAAATCGTTCCGGTTTCTGTTGTGCTGGTATCATCCTTTTCCCGAACAGTGTAATCCCACAAGCCTTCCGTCTCATTTAGGAAATAATCATTCACCACTATTTCCGACATATCAAACCTCGGAGCCGTGCTATTATTCAACAGATTTATGCTTACTTTTTTCTTAGTCGCTCGCTGAACAAATGTAAATAAAAAACGCGGAGCAGTAAGCGTTGCCAGCTCTCTTGCGGTATATTTTATTGTAACGGTCGTGCCTTTAGTCAGGTGCAGCATACTCATAAAAAAATCCCCGGCGTTTCACCGGCCGGGGACTTTCATTTTATTATTTACTATTAACTTCCGGGAGTCTCCAGAGCAGCGGCAACAGATGCGCTTACTACAAAGAAATCTTCTTTCTCTTGACCTGCGAAAGGCAAAGTATATCCGTTGGCATCTCCTGCAACAGTACCAGTCTGCCCGGTACCACCTTCGAGGAAACCGCCGTACCCTTTGAAGTACATCCGGAATGTTCCGTCCTTGTCCTTCGTCACGGCGATAACCTTATTCTTTGCAAGAGCGGTGACAATGTTCCGGGTAGTAGCGTCACGCTGGTTTACCGGGAGTGTAACATTCTGCTCAAAGAAAAGCGTACCGTTTTCGGTTGATCCTACCGGATTGCTGGAGGCAGTGGCAGTCGATTTGCTCGGCACTTCAAACTTCCAGAAACGCTTTCCGCTCGCTTTGGTCATGGCCGTAATCGTACCGCTGGACTCTCCAAAGGCGGTGATATTCGCATGCTCGATAAAGAAGACCGCATCAATACCACCGACTGCTTCACGACAATCGATGGAATATCCGGCTATTAGTGCGCAAGGCATATTAAGATTTTTAAATATATGTTATTAGATACCGGCAACAAACTTTACGCACTCGGCGGTAAAGGCTACGTTCACACCAAGCTTGAACGCTACACGGCTGCGGATTTCGTTTTGATCTTCGGAGTACCAGAGCTTGTAGCTTTGGTCTTCGTCTTGCAGGTCAACACCGAGAACCATGTTGCTCAAGCTCATAGCGTAAGCATCTCCGGTAGTGTTAAGACCGTTTGCAGCAACAACTTCAACCGAAGTAGCAGGCAGAACAAAGCGGCGATCAGCAGTCTCGTTGGCTTGATACAAGAACAATTTCTCTGCGCGGTAAGCCATAACCAGCAAGCGGAACCAGTCATCGCCTACGAAGATTTTGGCATCTCCTTTAGAAAGGACTTGAGCAGGAATTGCTTTGTAGATACCTTCGGTCGCAGCGATTACATTCGACTGCGTGATGGTGCTGATTGTAGAAACGCCAGTATAAGCACTCACGTTAGCATCAACCGGAGAACCTGCGTTAATCAAGGTAGACAGACCGTCGAACTTGTTCAGGTTAGCGGTAGCACTTGCAGTAGAACCCTGCCAGATGGCGGTTTCAAGCTGCGCAGCGATACGAGCATTTTTCTTTGCGAGGTAGGCAGCAGCGAAATCTGCGCTTCCGAAATCCTCATAAGTTGAACCAGCACGGAGAGCTTCCATTGTGAAATAAGCTTCCAAATCTTTGGGGCAGATGGTTTCTTCCAAACGGATTTTTCCGGGAGTCAGAACACGACCGCTGAAGGTTGTTGTTCCAGAAGGAGAATAACCGCAACCGTCTACCTGAAAGAAGGCATCGGTATCCATCAAAGGAATCTGCGTAGGGCCTTTAACGCCAGTCAGCACGATGCCATTATCTACAATCATCTTCTGCGTAGTGGCTCCAAGCACTGCGCTGGTCAGCAGCGGCTTAACATTTTGTTTTGTGTATGCGGTAAGACCGCTAAAAGAAAGTGCCATTATTTGTCTGTTTTATTTTTTATGAAAATAGGATATCAAAATTTCTGTCTTGTTTCTCTGCTTTGAAAGCATTGGAAGTCTTAACCGATGCATCAGGAGCTACGATAGGCTTTTCAACCATAATCTTGCCGAACTGAAGCAGTTGCTCAATCATCTGCTTCGACTGATTTAGCTTCTCCTCATAAGCAGCGAAACGGTCTTCATAGGCCGCGAACTTTGCTTCGTAGCTGGCGAATTTCTCGTTCGTCATAGATTCAAAAGCATCAAACTTGCTCATGTCCATTGAAGGAGCGGCAGGCGCAGCAGGTGCTTCAGGCATCTCTTGCGCAGGCTTAACTTCGGTAATTACTCCGTTATCACCAACCACCAGAACAGTGCCATCGGCAAGCTCAAGCTCGCCGGGTATAGCAGGATTGCCATCAATCATAACCACTCCGCCGACTTCCATCTTATCGATAGAAACCATGCCGCCGATTTTGAGTTCGTAGTCAGACATGGTAACCGGAGCAGCAGGTGCAGGTACCGGAGCGTTGAACTCTGCGAATACCTGACGTATTTTGGTAAGTAATTCTTTTGCTTCCATACAATCTAATAAGACAAGAAATCTAAAAGTGTTTAAAAATCTCTGCTAATTCGTTGACAATCAATCGGCTATATTTTTCCTCCGTGCTTTCCGGAACCTCGTAATCAAACATTCCCTCGACTGAAAAGCCTCTCACGTTGCCCTCCTTTACAAGCTTCCAGACCTCCGGATTCTCGACATAAAACGAGCCGAACCATGTGCCATCTGGTAGGTCGCTGAACTGCTCCATCGGCTTCACTCCACGGCTTGAATCGCTTATGAAAGACTCGAACATAGTGGCTCCGTTCACCTGCATATCGGCATCATGCATCAGGTTGACATTCTTCTGATAACCTTTCTTTGCAAACTTGATGGCAATCTGTCTAATGGTCTCGGCCGAGAACTTAACGTAATGCTCACCGAATCGCTCATTGTTCCGGTAGATGAGTTGATTCGGAATCATAAGTGGCCCGGTGATTATCCGCTCGTCCTCGTTCTGGATCGCGAAAGCATGCAGCTTTTCTTTATCAATCTGCTTAAGCTTACGCTGGGCCCACTCTACCCCGGCATCTCCTCCCCAAGCTAACCACATCAACCTGCCGCAACCGTCTCCGAGCGGTTTGTCGGAGTTCTCGCGATGTCGGTCGAATGCTGCCATCCGTGCTATCGTTTCACGAGTTATTGCCTCACCTTTGGCTAACTGGTTGGCTCTTACCTTTCCTACCGGAGTGCCGCAACTTCCCCAGCCGTTTTCCTCTGCGTAGCGCAGTGCGGTCCTTGCCGCCTCTTTCGCTGCTTCCGGGTAATCATCGTAACTATCCTGGAACTTTTGAAAGCGGTTATCCCACTTCGAGTAACAGATAGCAGCCGCCTGCTCCTGATCCTTTCCTTCGTTAACTACATAGCGGATACACCGGGAAATGAACTCGTCCTCTGTCTCTTTCTCTCCGGGTTCTACAAACTGCTCGTTGAAGGCGATAAAATCTTTCTTAATCGCCGGAGCATCTACCAGCGCGATGTAGGATACTTCGGCATCGTTGTTCTCTTCCGGGTTTATTACCAATTCATAAATTTTCATGATTCTTATTTTTATGTGTTATCCAATACGAGCCGCACGCTCAATCCGTGTGCGCCGCTCTTGCTGACTGTTTACTTCTGTTTCAACTACATAGGCCCTTACCGCAGCATTGCCTATCTGGTTGATTTGGCCCTGATCTATTCTGGTAGTTTGTGGCACTGACTGAATCTGCGGAGGAGGAGGAGCTACCCCTGCACCAGTTGGAACGCTGCCACTTGTTGAGCCTCCACCTTTGCCGCCGGGTATCGGAGTTTTTATGATGTCTCTTACTGCCTTAAATCCTACAAGTCCGGTAACTATTGCTTGCGCTATGGCATAACCGGGAACTGGTACTCCAGAGAAAGCTTTAAGTTGCCCGGCTATTGCTGCATAGGTATTAATCAAAGAAGATGCCACGGCAAGAGCTTTTCCTGCTGCGGTTTCCTTACCTACTATATCGCTCAATGCAGTAAGTCCACTGCCTACCGCATCAAGCAGTTTCATTCTATTATCGAAATCCTTCTGCCTGATATCTGCAAGTGTTTTAAGGAAATCTTCTTCAATTTTCTTTTGTTCTTCGGCTTTCTTTTTTGCTTCCTCTAATTCTTTCTCATCTTGCTGCCTTCTTGCTTCGGCTTGCTTTTCTGTTAATTCAATATCAGCAGCTATCTGCTTTTCAACTTGTTCAAATTGCAGCTGGCTTAAATCTTGATTATACTTTTCGCGCAGCAGCTTTATAGTCTCATTCTTCTCTTTCTCTGTTGCTTTTGTCTGCTCTATTTCCTTTATACTGTTCTCAAGCTGGATGCGTAGTTTTTCCTGCGCTCTTGCATCTTCATCTTGTATGCTTTGCAGATATATCTCTTGCTGCAAATCAAGCTGCCTTTTGTCCTGCTCTTTATTTGCATCCGCTATCTCTTTGGCTCTTTCTTTGTCCTTCTGCATACGCTCCTTATGCGCTGCATCCTGCTTCTCTTTTATCTTCTTATTCTTCTCATCTTCGGCATCTTGTG